TAAATTCTGTAATTTCAACAATAAATCATTATTGGAAATCCCTTCATAATAATTTGAATCAGCGTAATTTAATGTATTTTCTCTAAAACATTTAAAAAATGATTTATTTTGTGTATCATAGTAGATAGTATTTAGTTTTTTTGTATTGCTATTATTTAACTCACCACCATATTCTAATCCAAGTGTACGAGCCAATTGAATTCCTTCCAGCACTTCATTTTCTGAGGTTCCAAAAGGTCTATTAAAAGCACTTTCTTTTGTTTCTATTTTATCCTCTTTTTTTATTAATTCCTTTCCTAGATACTCTTTATCTACCCAAAATTCTTTTCCATCCCAATTCACAATTAGACTTTCTAAAGATGTAGCTACTATATTAAAATGGTTTTTTATTTTAACTGGTGCACTGCTTTGAGGTGGCAAATATGAAGCTTCCTGTCCATCATTTATATACCAATATAAAACCTCTACTCCATCATCTTCCACATATATTCCAAATTCACGAGGATAGTATCCTTCTGTCACTCCATCATTGTCTAATGGAACTGTGAGCCTTACAGCTTCATTTATTTGTGTTTTTTCTGATATTCCAACTTCTTTTTTCAAACTTTTTATATCTGTGAAGTTCAATGGATTTTCTGTTTCTTCAAGTAGTCCATTACCTACTTTTACCTTAACAAATCTTACAGGAATATTATTGGCTATACATTTAGCCTGATATATACTCCCTACACTTGTTAAATCATTATATTTCATCTTTCTACCTCCATTTCTATTGTTTTATAAATACCTTGGAATAGATTTAATTCTATATCTCCATCCTTTAAACTGCTGAAATATTCTCTTTCAATTTCGGAAGTTACGAAATTTCCAATCCTATATTTAACCTTTTCTCTTTCTCTATCTAAATAAACAGATTCTAGTATACTCCTACAGTTTTTATACTTATTTATTATCTCTAGTAAATTTTCCAACCAATATACAGAAGTATTCGCTTCTGTTGTTGTTATTTTAAAGGTAAAAGGTTTTCCACCAAATTCAAACCACTCTGATAATTGAATTGGATAATTTAATTTTTTTAAATTCTCTTCTATTATTTTTTTAGTTCCCTTCTTACTATGTGCCCAGTATGCTTCTTTTATAAGTTTTATTTTTACTTCTCTTTCTAGATTTTCTTTCCAGTTATCAATTGAAAACTGCCAAGCAAGTTGTGAAAGTACTTGATCTGATTGTCTATCAAGGTTTTTAAATATAGCTAATTTATCAATTTCAGGTATAATCTGGCTTTTAAAAACACTTTCAATTTGTAATGATAAAACTTTCAAATTTTTATATTTCTTTAGATTTTCAGGAAAGAAAAATTGATATTCTGTATTTCTTAATTTATTCATCCTCTGCTCCTTGATATTCGCTTGTAATACTTTGTTCCTGGGCTACTTGTGTTTTTTCCAATCTTTTAAATACAGGGCTTGTTATTTCTACTCTCTTTACTCCTGCCTGAATTAAAAGCTGTACAAGCTTATTAGGATTTATATCTCTTCCAAGTTTTTGTTTTTGCCATGAAATATATTCCTGAAGAGCTGCTTCCATTTTAGGTTTAATTATATTTACATCTTCTTCATTTTCAATCCACCATCTAAAATTTATATTGTAGTTTTCAGCTGCTGGCGTTTCTACTTTTACCTTATCTGTAAAAGGTCTGACATCATCACTAAGAGTATTTTTGATAATATTCAATATCTCTCCTTCAGGAAGTTTTCCATTTTTCATTAATGGATATATTTTTACTACTCCTGGTGTTTCTTCTGGTGTATATATATGAGTATCAATAATATCTTGATGTGCTGTTAAAACATAATATTTATATGCTGCTATTGGTCCTGCTGTTGAAAAAGAAGTAGGCTTTAATCTTATTCTTTCTCTTAAACTTTCATCATCTTCTCTATCTGCTCCACCATTTGAAATAGTTAAATTTTCAACTTTTAATAAAAAAGGGATATCATCTATTACTGTATTTATCTCTCCAACTGCAAATCCATTTCCTATAGTTCCTTCTGTTACACAAGTAACATGACCTATTATTTCTCTTTTTCCTATTTCCAATTCTATATTTTCATCTAATTCAAAATATAAGTTTCCTACTCCTACTTTATGTCCTTTTGGAATAACTATTATTTCATCAAATACTTTAGAAAAAGTATATTTTATTGTAGCTGCTGCTCCTTTTTCTTCGTTTCTTTTAACTCCTACAAGTTCTCCAATAGCTTCTAAATATACCCCAGTTGAATATCTTAAAAGATTCATTTTCCCAGTAAAATTAATATCTTCTTTTATTATAGTTATGATATATGTTACCCAGCTTATAAAGTCATTTATTGGATCTCCATTAGATATTTGAACTTTCATTATATTTTCATAACCTTTTTTCAATAAAGCTTCTACTTCATTTACATTATTTTCAACAAATCCTATATTTTCACTCATCTGTTATCACCCCTTTAACACTTATTTTATATTTTCCAGTATTTACTTCATCAAGCAGCACTATAACTTCAGATACTGAAAACCTAGGCTCTTCTCTTGAAATTTCTTCCACTACTTCTGAAGTTATCTGAGCTTCAATTATGTTAAAAGGTTTATCTATATTTTCTGAATCTATTCCTTTATGTCTTGCAAGAACTACATTTCCCTTTACCCTGCCTAAAATATTTTCTATATTTTGAATTATCTCCTTTTCTTTTCCAGGCTTAAAAGTATATTCTTTTTTTTCAAAATTAGTTATAGTCACCATTAGTTATACTCCTTCAATTCTATTGATAATTCTATTTTTGTTACAACTCCAAGTGAACTAAAAGTTTTATGAGTTTCTGAAATACTTGTTATAACATACCATCCAGAACCTATTACTTTTCTTCCCAGTATAAATTTCAAAGTATTTCCCTTTTTCATATATTCTTCCAGTTCCTTAGCTGCCAGTAAAGGATTGACATTAAAAGCAGAATTTAAATGTATACCAAACTTTATTGAATCTAGATTTTCTCCATCAAATTGTAGTTTTGGCTTTCCATTCATCATTTTATGATCTATCCAATTGACACTCTTATCAATTGACATATTATCTATTGTCTTTATATAAAAAGAACTGCAAGCAAAAATTACCTTTCCCAGACTTCCTATTATCATTTTTTCTCCTTTTATTGTTGTGGAGGACCAGATATATCTTTACCTGCAAATACTCCTGTAGTTAAATGTTCCTTTAAAGATACTCCATCTGCTTTGATATCTCCACCTGTAAGTTCTATATCTCCTTTAATTTTTACCTTACTGTTAATAAATATTTCAGGACATATAATTTCTATTTTCTTTTTACAATCAATATAAAGTTTTGAAGTTTTTTCATCATATTCAATCCTTGTTCCATCAGAATATACTTTTATATCTTTTCCTTCATCTGCCCCTTTTGGAACTGGATTAACCAGTGAGAATCCACTTCCTAAATAATACCCAGTATTTCCATTATCTACTATTAAACAAAGTCCATTTTCACCTACTACAGGCATTCTATATTCTTTTGTAGCAGTAGTTCTTCCTTGATAAACTATAAGTTCTTCTGATTGTGTTCCTAAATCTTGAAATGTTACTTTTACAGTTCCTTTTTTATTATTTACTATAGATACAGTTCCAAACCTTATCATTTTTCTTCCTCCAAAACTTTTCTTATTTGAATACTGAGATCATAAGATAAAAAGTCTGTAGTTATTTCACTTATTATATATTTCCCATTAAATTGTCCAAATTCATTAATGTTTAATGTATCTCCAACTGATAATGGCTTTTCCTTTCCCATCATTGAGATATTACCTTTTATAGAATTTTTATTTTTTTCTTTTAAAGCTTTAGCTGCAATTTTTGAAAGATATGCTCTTTTTTGTGAATCTGTTTCTCCTGGAGGACATTTTTCTTCATTAATGAATAATATCCTTTGTGTTCCCCTTTTATAACCACTTCTCTTTTTTGTCATAAAAGTCATTTCTATTTTCTTTTCCAGGTATGGATCCCAAAATGAAATTTTACATCCTGCATAAGTATCTGTATCATCTTCTTCAAAGGAATAGCTCTTTAAATCTTCTCTTGATAAAGTCATAACTGGTTTTTTCTTTTCATACATTTCTTCTTCAAAAAGTATCAGCCTATCATTATAAAGTTTTACATTAATTCCAGCTTCTTTAGTTATTCTCTTTAAAAAATTAAAATATGATTCCATCTTCATTTCAAGTCTTGTATAAACTCTGTTAAAATCAGATTCAAAAATCAATTCAAGATTGCAAGCCTTAGCAACATCCTGAGCTATCCTTTTTATTGTTACTCTTTCCCATACTCTATTTTTTTTACTATCCATAATATCTTTTGTAATATCAACTGATATAGCTTTTATATTTACAATATCTGGAGGTCCTGAATAACTTATATTATCTATATAGAATGTTCCTATTTTAATACTTATAATTCCTTCATTTTCCCAGTTGTATAAATGAGCTTTAGCTTCAATCTTTTCTCCTTTTAATGGTTTCCAGCCATTCATCCAAAGCCTGTCTCTATTTTCTAAAGAAAGTTCAATAGTATCAAATTCGTTTAATGAATCACTTTGAGAAAAATTAATGAGGTCCTTATGAATATAATCACTTATATCCTTTCCCTCATAAAAAACTTCTAATTTAATTTTCCTAGCTTCTCCTATTACTTTTTTCAAATCCTCATTTAACATTATCTCCTCCATGGTGGAACATCAGCTTCATAAGTGGTGTTTTCTTCTTTATAATTTATGATTTTTCCTGCGTCAAATACAATTACATCTATATATTCTTGGTTTAATTCTAAAAGAGTATTATAGGCTTTAGAATCTCCATAAATCTTATATGCTATGCTATCCCAGGTATCCCCAAGAATTGTGGTATATTTCTTATCTGCCATTTCCTCTCCTTTTATTCTCCCTCTGCCATTTATCCATGAAATTATTAAACTCTTGATACTTCATTCTTGCATCCTTATCTAAAACTTCTTTTACACCTTTACTATCTCTTACTGTAACAACTGGAGCATAAACAAATTCAAGTTTAGATGTACTGTTATTGATAGTTTCATTTTTGCTTTCATAAGCTCCTAAAAATCTTCCTGTTTTTTCCCACAATGATAAACTATTATCATCTTTTTTTAGCGGAATTACTGCCTCTGAACTTCCTCCTTCTCCTATCATAGCTAAAGTTGGAGCTGTTACAATTCCTCCAGTTGCATATCCTGGTATTTCATTATTTGGTGTTCCAAATCCAAAGAAAGATTTTGTACTATTCCAACCGTTTGATATTTTATTTCCTATTCCTGAGAAAACTCCATCTATCTTGTTATATGCTTCTATAAAGAAATCTATAACTTCCATTCCTGCATCTTTTACAGAAGTCCATTTTCCTTCTATCCAGTCAAAACTTTTTCCTAAAATTTCACTGCTTTTAGTTTTAAATTCATCCCAGTTTTCAACCCATTTAGCCACCATTTCTACAACTGCATCTTTAAGTTCCAGCCCTTTTTCTTTAATGACATCCCAATTTTGATATATCAATCTTCCTGACTTTAATACATATCCTATTGGACCCATTAAAAACCAGTATTTATCAATTAAGTCTGCTATTGCTGCCCTTAGTGGAGCTGTTTTTTCTTTTATCTTATCCCAGTTCTTATATAATAAATATCCTGCTGCCACTAGGGCTATTATTCCAGCTATTATCCATGTTACAGGACTGGCAAGGGCTGCCATTCCCATTTTACCTATACCTAATAAAGCTTTAAGTGATACTCTTCCAAATGTTACAATTCCTTTTCCTAAGCCTTTTAGAACTGTTCCTCCTACTCTTCCTAGTTTTCCAAATTCTGAAATTATTTTTGTTCCTACTTCTTTTTCAGTTAATTTTCCAGCTATTTTTAAATAAGTAGAATATCCACTCATTCCTAAACTTATTCCTTTTAATGCTACTCCTGCTCCATACAGCCCTGCTGTTAATTTAACCAAATTTCCTATAAACTTTTTTACTCCTTCAGGATTTTCTTTCATCATTTGAGTAATTTTCTTTAAAAAATCCATCAAATATATTGAGCCTTCTTTTATAAGTGGTAAAAGTTCTGTTCCTAACTCAGATGTAACTATTGCAAATTGGGCTTTTAATACCATCAAATCATTTTCAGTGGTATTTTTTCTATTTTCATATTCTTTTTCAGTAGCTCCACCATATATATTTTTATCTTTTACCATAGCTAGATTTTGCTTATATTTATCATAAGACTTCATTATATTTGCCCCAGCTACTTTTCCTTCTTCTCCAAATAACATCTTCATAACTGCTGCTTGGTCTTCTGCCTTTAATTTACTAAGCCTTTGGAAAACTTTTTCCATAGCTTTTTCAGGATCCTTTTGAGTTTGCTTTGCTAAATATTGAGGATTTATTCCCAGCATATCAAAGGCTTTTTGTTCATTTCCTTTTACTGCTTTTCCTGCTGTAAGGGCATTTATTAGTTTCTTTGCTCCTGTTGCTGCTACTTCTGGAGCCATTCCCATTTCTATTAAAGAAGCTCCCAAGGCTGCTGTTTGGTTTTCTGCCATTCCTGCTAATTTGGGTATATTTCCTAGTCTAGTTAAAAATTCAGATATTTGAATTTCAGTGGCTCCAGTATTATTACCTAGATAGTTGATTTGATCTGTTAATTCTTCTAATTCTGGAAGAGTCTTTCCAAAAGCATTCCTCCAGGTAAACATATACTTAGCAGCTTCTTCCCTTGACATTCCAAAAGCTACTCCCATTTTTGTGGCTGCTTCTATATATGGAATAGCTTCATCTTCTTTTAATCCAGATTGTCCTGCTGTTGCTGCTGCTCCATAAAGTTCATCTAAGGATATAGCTATCTTTTTTTCTGTAATAATCTTTTGTAATTCATTTTTAAATTTTAGTTCATCCTCTTTACTTGCAAAATCAAATTGTTTTTTTACATCTGCAAAGGCGCTTTCTGCTTTAATTGCATCCCTTGCAATTCCAACTCCCAGACCTGTTACTGCTGCTCCTGTTCCTAGTGCAACTGTTCCAGCTGAAGAAACTCTTCCAGCTGCTTCTTTTACTTTTTTTGATTTTTCATACTTTTCTAAGGCTTTATTATATGCAGCAGCTTTTTTTTCTAAGTTATCATAAGATTTTGCTACATCATCAACTGATATATTCTGTCTTTTTAAATTTTCAGTAACTTTTTTAATTTTTTCATCTTGATTTTCATATGATCTAGATAAATTTTTACTTTTACTATCTAAAGATTGATACCTTTTTTCAAGCTGATTACTTTCTTTCTTATTTTCATCAATTTCTTTTGTTACTTCTTTCATTCTATTTTTAAGAGGTTTTAAAGTTTCTGTAGACATTGCCAGTTCTTTTTTTAAATTTCCATACTCTTGTTTTAGTTCTTTAGTGTTTCCACTGCCACTTTTTATTTCTGTTTTTAGTTCTGCCATTCTTGCTTTTATAGTGCTTGAATTACTTTCTACTTTTCTTATCTCTTCATTTAAACTAGAATATGTCTTTTGAAGTTCTTTTCCTCTGTCTGAATTTGTTTTAATTTTTCCACTTAAACTTAATATTTCTGTATTTGTTGTACTTATTTCTTTTGAAATACTCCCTAAACCATTTTTAAGACTAGATAATTCATTCAATTGTGATTGAGATTTTTTCACTTCTAGAATTTTCTTGTTTACTCCATCTACAACATCATTAGCTGTTTTAAAGGCTTTTGAAAAGCTTCCTCCTATACTAGCCCCTATTCCAAAAGAAAGGATCATTTCTTTCATTCTATCCCTCCAAAATAAAAGCCACTAGAAAGTGGCTTTCATTAAATATCTTTTTTTTACCACTTATTTCTTATATTTTTCTTCAAGAAATTCTGTAAGAGATTCTATCCAATCACTCCAGTCATAAAGTGGCATTTCCATCCAATATGTTAATGGAGTATTGGTTTCACTAGAAATAGTTATTCCTATTTTCCTAAGAGTATTTGAGTCAAGCTTTCCAATTCCAATCCATCGAAAAAACCCTTAACCACATTTGTTATTTTAAGAAAATCTGTTGCTGGAAGAGCTTCCAAATCATCTATTCTACATTCCAATATTTTAGATGCAATATATCCCTGATATGCTCTTGAACTTTCCATTTCTCCCTTTGCAAAAACTCCTCCATTAATCAGAAATTCTCTTTCTGCTTCTAATAGTGCCTTAGCTGTAAAATCTTCTGATTTTATTTCTATTTCTGTTGTATTTTTTTCTTCTCCATTTTTCCTTATTTTAATTGGCTTTGATAATTTTAACATTTCTTTCCTCCTACATTCCCATAGCATCCCTTAAATCTGCCAGATAATCTGTTCCATTCACTTTGTGGATCATTGCTATTTTATCTATTTCTAGAACTTCTTTTCCATCATAAGTAATTTTTAAATAAGTTAAAGAAAATTCAGCTTTTGAATCTGTAGGTTTTCCTACAGATAATTTTCCTAAAGTTAATCCTGTTGGTGTTCCCTTTGCCACTACAGATAATTTTCCAGTCTTTACAACTCCATTGACTTGGTCTGTTGACTGCATCCCTGCTTTTAATTCCAATGTATAGCTTTTTTGTGCTAAAGCTAAAAAATCTTCTCCCATTAAACTTCTTATATTTAATCCTAAAATTAAAGATGATGTGTGACCTAATGTAGGCGATTCTATCTCTCCAGCTATCCCTGCTCCTGATATTGTGTCACTCATCATTTTTATTTCTGGAAGGTCAGCATCAACAAGCGCTGCTTGTGATGCTGAACCATCTATATATAATTTATAGTTAATAGTTTTTTCTGGTATTACTCCTATTCCTGCCATTTATCCTATCCCTCCTATTGGAATAAAGTATTATAATAATTTAAATCAATCTCTTTATCAAAACAAATTTCTTCTGCTGGAAGGACTGGTGTATAATAAATTTTAAATTTTATTTTACCTGCTATTAGAGATGTCATAGGATTATCCTCACTTCTAAACTCTACTCTTCCACCTACTATATAACCAGAAGCCATTAATCCGTTTAACCAAATATTTATAGTATCTGTAATAGTTTTAATTAAATTTTTATTTGTAGCATTATCTACTTTTTGCCAAAATGTTAAAACTAAAGCATTATTTAAATAGTTAAACATCATTCTTGAAGCTATAAATGCATCTTTAGGATCTGTATTTGATGGAAAACAAGATGTTCTATTCCCCCAGACTTTCCAACCACCTATCCAGTTAATAACTGTATTTACTCCTTCTCCATTCATATAGTTAGCTTCATCAATTCCTAATAAAACATCAGTTCCATCTTCCAAACAAGCTCTATCTGCTTTTATGCTCTGATTAGAAGGTGATCTGTAGGGTACATCTTCACTTTCATTAGCAAGTAACTGCATTACACAAGCTGTTTGAGTTGATAGATGATATTGATTGTCTCCTAAAGCTACTTTAGGATAATAAACATCTAAAAATGTTGAAATTAAATTATTATCATTTTTAGTTTTTGGAACGTCTGAATATTTCTTTACTGTTTTTGTATCTATATCAACTAAAGCGATTGATTGAAAATGTCCATTTACTAAACTAGCCTTTGTTTCCATTACAGCAGCTACAACCGAATCTGTCGAATATTTAGGTGCTAGTATAGGATTAGGAATTAATCTATATTTAGGAAAAACTGTACTTATACATTCCAATCCTTTTTTCTTTCCTGAATCTGTATCTATTCCTCCTACTATTTCATTTTTAGTTATATCTGTAGGTTTTAACTTTTCATATCCTACTGTTATACTTGCTGCTGGCTCGCCATCAGCTGTTGGAGCCAAAACTAAATATCCTTCATCATTGAACTCTTTTACTACATCAATTTCTGATGTAATTTTAACTGTATCTTTCAAAACTCCTATTTCTTCTATCACATAAGTTTTATTTGCTTTTAAATTTATACTTTTAGTTTCCACTTTTTCTTTATGGATTGCTGGATCCAAAACATTTATCAAAACTATTGGTCCTATTCCAAACTTGCTAAAATGTGCATCTATTGCTTCACATAAAGTATAATTTTTAAAATCTTTTACAAATCCAAAGTTTTCTACTGCTTCCTGGTAACTATAACAAAGAATTGGTTCATTTACGTTTTTAGTATTTCCCATATTAATTGGAGCTGTTCCCACATATGTTGGAGTTAGCCCCTGAGCCACTACTGCTACAACTGAAGTAGGTGTCTCAATTCCTGTTATTCCATGTTTAAAAGACATTGTTTCTTCCCTCCTATTTTTTATTTTTTAATATATTAAAAAATATATTTTCTTTAGTACCTTTTATGTTTAAATTAGCTTTTTTCTTAGCTAGTTCGCTATCTACTGGAACCAATAGATTTTTTATTTCTGGATGTTCTTCTAGAGCCTTTTCAAGATATACAGGATACTTATTTCCTTCAAAAATTGTTCCTGAAAATATTCCTGCTATTGTAGGACCTATATATATTCTTTTTTCTATTTTATCTTTTATTTTTTTCTTTTCTTCTGTACCTTCTGCTACTTTATCTTCTGCTTTTTCAATTTCTTCTGTTTTTTTTAGTGGTTTACCCATTTTTATTTCTCCTCTTCTCCATTAAGCCAATTTGTTAAATCTGTCCTGTATTTTTTAGCCATTAGTATAGAAAATCTGATTTCTCCTATCCAGTAAGGATACAATTGTTCTTCTGGAATTTGCCATTCTGCTTCTGGCAGAACTTCAAATTTTTCACCTATAATCCCTTTTTCTATAATATAATTCATTATTTTTTCCAACATTGAGTAAAGAATTTCATATCCTTCCATAGAATCTTTATTGAAAATAGCTATTGTAATTTTAGTAAGAAGCCTTCTTTCTTCTAATGAATTTTTACTTAATATTGTTCGTATACATATTGCTGGTATAAGTGTTTCTGCATCTTCAGGAGCCAAAAATCCATGGAATACTTTTGGTGCTCTCTCTGTAGCTTCATCATCATCTTCTGTATATACAGGTAAAATATCTGAAGCTGTAAGTTCTTCTATTATTTTTTTTAATTCATTTCCTAATTCTGTTATCATACATATCCCCTCAATATTCTTTCTACTTCCCTTTCAATAGCCTTTTCAAATAAAGCATTTCCTTTTTCAATAACATATTCTCCAATGCTTTTATAACCCAGCATTTGTGGAATACTTAAAGAGTAATTTTCCTTTATTGGATATGAACTCTTAATTTTTCTTTGAAATATTCCTCTATGTCCATTTTTCATATTTGCTAGAAATGGATTTCCTAAATTCTTAGGATTTCTTTTTACTATTTTAGTTCCTTCATATTTTTTTATTCTTACTTTTATATCATTTTCAGAAGTTCCTTTTAAAAATTTATATAAAGCTATTCTGGGACTTTTAGAAATAATAGTCCCAGAAAGCATTGAAAAAGTAGCTTTTTTTACTGCTAGAGTTTTTTCAACATCAGTAGACTTGATGTCATATTCTTGAGTTACTTTTTTCTTCATTTCTTTTTTTATACTTATCAAGCTTCTGTTTATAGCTGTTGTTGTTGCTCTCTCTGCTCCTTCATGTATTCCTGATAATAGATTTTTTACTTTATCTAGATTTCTTATCTCTAATTCCAGTTCCATTACATTCCTATCCTTTCAGATAACTTAATAACATAAAGCCCTTCTTCTTCATAAGAATCATTTACTGTATAGACTTTTCCATTAACATCTAGAGATTTTCCTGTTCTCTTTTTAGAAATACCAGGATTTTCTTTAAGATATATTATTAATGATATTCCTTCAGATATCCCTTCATATTCCTCTTTAAAATCTCTGTCTGGATGTTCTAAAATTCCAATATATTCTTTTTTATTTATTACTACTTTTTCTCCCATTTCATCAATGTTTATAAAGGTATTTAAATCTTCTCTCAACATTTCTTTAAACGGTGACATTCCTTCACCTACTTTTTTTGTTTTTTTCCTGTTGCTTTATTTTCTATTTTTTCATCTATCTTTTCTGTTACAACTTCTTCTGTTTTTTCAACTTCATCTTTCTTTTCTGCTACCTCTTCTTCTGTTTTTTCAACTTCATCTTTCTTTTCTGCTACCTCTTCTTCTATTTTTTCAACTTCATCTATTTTTTCTGTTATTTCTTCTTCTACTGGGATATCTAGTTTTATTTCTTTTTCTAGTTTTTCAATTGTTTTGGTATTATCAAGAAAAATCAATTCTTCTTCATCTAGAATTTCTTCTATATCCCCTTTTTTAAATCCCTTATAATTTCTTATAAATTTTACTTTCACTATCTCATCTCCTTTTCACATTTCGAAAGTTCCGAAATTAACAAACTATTACAGAAAAATATCCATCAAGATCTGAAGGTTGTAATACAGGTCTTGATTCTGTTGTAATTTTCTTTACTTTTGGAGTTGGAATTTCAACATTTGAGTATCTTTCTGTTACATGAATATCCCCTTTTCCCATATTTACAATTGGAGCATATAATATTTCTCCATCTTTAGGACCTCCTATCACAATATTTGAAGGAATAATTTCCATCGGTGTTTTATCTGGACCTAAAACTTTTCTTTTGTATCTAAATATTTCTACTCCATATGTTTTATATGTTCCTAACCATACAACCCCTGGATATTCTCTTACAATTTCTTTTACAAATTCACTTTGTAAGTCTTTACTTAATACCTCTTTTGTATATTCGCTGTTCATAAAGTTTTTAGCAGCATCTGCTCCCATAACTATATTACCTACCAATACTCCACTTGCTTCTGCGTTTGAAATGATTTCATCTAAAGAAGTTAATGGATTTACTCCTGGTTTTCCCCATTGCTCCCCTGAAGAAAGTGTAGAAATGTTTTCTAATTCATAATCTACTTCATATCCATCTTCTCCTGTTAAAGAAGTAACTTTTCCAGTAGTTAAAAACTGTCCTACCATTAATTCCTCTTTATTTACTATATAATTTTCTTGTTTTTTTAATATGTCTCCTACTCTTTTAGAAGCTCTTATTACAGGATCAAAATCTCCTGATAACTGCATCCCTGCTTCTCTTACAAAAAAATCTTTAGGAGTAAGAATTTCAGCTACTCCTATATTTGGAGCTGTTATTACATTTGTTCTTACTTTTTTATTTTTAATTGCTCTTCCTGATTCTAAAGGTGTTATAAATGGCGCTGTCTGCTCTCCACTCTTTGTACATTCTAGAATTATTTCCTCTGTTGTTACTGTTGTTCTTCTAGGAAAAAATAAACTTATTAAAAAATTTCTTTTTAACTCTGCTTTCTCTCTAATCTTTCTTACTGTTTTTGGTGTGTAAATATCATTTATTCCTGGCATTTCGATCCTCCCTTATTTTATAAAAATTCCTAATTTTCTTAATTTTTGTACCATTACTGCTTCAGTTCCAGATGGTAGCTTTACAAAATCCTTTAAAATCTCTCCTGTAAGCATAGCTACACAATCAACATCACTTGTATCATGTGTCGCACTATCATACGCAATTGCATAAGGTTCTGTATATGTAGCTGTATCTAGTTTCCCATAATTTCCACTAGCATCAACTCCAATAATATCTCCAGCTTCCAAAGATGTTTTTAATTTTAATGTTTCTGCAACAACTGGAAAAGCTCCTGCTAGTATTCCTTTTTCTTCATAATTAATAATTGTATTATTCACTTCTTACCTCCTATATGTCTTATTTTATATATGCTTCTAATGCTGCTTTTAAAACTGCTTCTTCATCTTTTGCTTCAAGTGTTATTCCATCAGAACTTAAATTATTTAACCCTGCTTCTGCTTTTTCTCCTTCTGCTTTTTCAATTTCTGTTTTTGCCTGTGTTGCTTGCGAATTATAGAATTCAACTATTATTTCATTTGCATCTCTAGGTTCTTCATATTTTGCTTTCATAATTGTTTCTTTTTGCTTGTCATTAAATACAGGTATATTTTCCAGTGCTTTTATTCTTTTTCTTTCTGTTTCTATTGCTGCTTGTGTTGCCTGTTTCATATAATCAGAATTTTGTGTTTCTGCTAAAACTTCTGCCTTATATTCATCTAGAACTCCTTTGTGTTTTTCTTTTAATTCTTTTAGTGTCATTTTGACCTCCTGTATATCTTTTATATTTTGTGTGCTTTTAAAAACTTCTTTATTTTTGAAAAATTCTATACAATTACTTGTTGCTAATTCTTTGATATTATTTTCAATAACTTCTTGGCTGTATGTGATAACTTCATCTGCGAATCCTGCTTCTACAGCTTCATTTGCATCAAACCATTTTTCTTCATTTAGATAATTGGAAACCTCTTCTCTAGTTAATTTACATTTAGTCATGTATATATCTAAAATGTTCTCTCTTACTTTATCCAAATAATCAGCTGTTTTTCTCATTTCATCTGATCCTATTCTCCCTACAAATACACTAGGATTATGTATCATCAGTAATGTTCCCATTCCCATTATTATTTTTTTAGCTGCTAATATTAGAAAAGAAGCTGCTGAAGCTGCCAGTCCATCTATATAGGCAACTACTTCTATTTCATTTTCATTTGAAAATCTTTTTAATTCATTGTAAATAGCTAAAGCTTCATAGACATCACCACCTGGAGAATTAACCCTCAGATTTATTTTTTTTACATTCTCAAGCTTTGAAAGCTCTCTTGTAAATGTTACAGCACTTGTTTCTCCAAATTCTTCCCAAGCCCATTTACATATCTCTCCATATACTCTGATTTCTCCTTCTGTTTCACTTATATTTTTTACTTCAAACCATCTAGCCATTTTTATCTCCTCTCTTATTTTTCTTTATTGCCTCTACTTCTGCTATCAATCTTTCTTCTTCTATCCTTTCTTCTATAATGTCATCTATATCCCAGCCATATTGTGCTGCTATTATTCCTCTTGTTGTTGTATAGTTTGCTAGTTCTTTCATATTTGCATTAGCTTCTTTTAGTGGATCCAATGATGTTTTACTGCTTCCTACCCAAATACACCTTGTAAAGGCATATCTTGCTGTTTCATCTTCAAAAAATCTAGGACATTCTATCTCTCCATTTTTTATAAGCTCTAAAACAAATTCTTCATATATAGGCTGACATAAAGTTCTTTCTAAAAGCTTTCTACATACAATAAATCTTTGATGTGCTTCCTCTAAGGAAGCTTTTGAAGCCGAATAAGAAGCCTTAAAAGAACTCATTAATACTTCTCTTGGTATTTCTAGCTGAGCCCCTATTTCTTCATATATTGCTTCTACAAAGTCTTTGAAGTTCTTATTTGGTCTTGTTGTATTAAATTCTTTTACTGTTTCTCCTGGCTGTCCTACTACCATTGTTCCATGGTCTAAGTCAATATTTTTTCCTCTAGGATCTGGATTTCCATTTTTATCTCTTTTAGTTCCAAAACCACCAGCAAAATTACTTTCATCTGAATCCTTAGATTCAATTATTAAACCTATCATTGCATTTATTACTGCTGCTTGTATTTCAGCATTTTTATATCTTCCCAGTTGCTTTATTGGATATAAAAGTGAAGCTAATATAGGAACTCCTCTTCTCTGTCCTATTCTTTCAGGTTCAAATATATGTAAAATATTTCTTCTTCCTAAAGAGTTAAATACTGGATAACCTTTTACATCTGAATAGCTATCTCCAGGATGCTTATTAGCAATATAATATTTTTTTAATTCTCCCTCTTCATCAAATTCAACTCCACTTTTTATATTTTGATTTCCTCCACTGTTGGGATTCATCACTCTATCTGCTTCTATGAGTTGTAAACAGAGTTCTATATTTACTCCTTTTCTCTTTTTCCTTCTTGGAACAACAAAAGCGTCTCCATTCATTATCCAGCTTAGCTGTATCAAGGATTGAATTGTAAAGAAGTCATGCATCCTTCCAGCGTCTGAATTTACAGAAGTAGCCCAAGCATTAAATTTTGTTTTAATTGTTTTTTCTATCTTTTTAGCTTCTTCTCTAGTTATTCCAAGATATGAATAATTGATTGTTGGCTTTGGAAGAAGTCCTGCTCCTACAACCTTTGTTTTTATCTTTTTTAATGCTGCTCCAGCTAGTTCATTATTCATATACAGATGTCTAGATTTACCTCTCAGTTCATCTAAATCTTCCAGTATATCATTATCTGGGCTGTCTGCTACTGTATTCCAGTTGGACAAAGCCACATCTTCTTTATTTGAATAACCTTGTTTTATTTCAAGAATATTCTTTATGCTTTTTAAATGCTCTCTTGCTTTTATTCTTTCTAATCCTGCTCTAGGATTAATTACTTCAATAACTTTATCAATGACATTCATCTTTTAATCACTATCCTTTTGGAATTATTGTAAAGGTTCTAGGTCCAGAAGATTTATTTTGAATTTTCTTTAATCTTCCAGCCCATAACTCCAGATTTCTATTTATTTCTCCTGAATTAACTCTTGTGAGTGTTCTTCCTCCTATTGTGTAGCTCTGCCCCTTTGCAACTGCTAAATCAGCATTCAGCCACATATCAAAGTGTCTTTTACAAGTTTCTTCATCAAAAATTATCATTTTTATTCTCCTTTGTATTCGTCATCATTTAAATCTATTGGTAGAAGTTCTATTGCTGCTGTAGCATAGACAAATAAATCTAGTGGTTCATTTCTTCTTCCTGATAAAACTAGCCATTCAATCTTCTCTCCTTTAGATGTCATTTTTTTTACTTTTACTTCTGCTGTAAGTCCTTTGAAAAAATCTATTCCAAACCCTTGTGTAGATTCTAAAGGATAGTGACATCTTCCAGGTCCTTCAATTATTGTAAGTCTTGCATATATCATATCTTTTAGTGCATTTACCCCTAGACTTAAAAGATTTATTGCTGGACATCCTTTTTTACTTGTTTTTCTAAAACCGTTTAAAATATTTACTCCAAAACCTCCTTGTCCTTTGATTGCAAATATTCTTCTTTTAGCTTTTCCATAAACATATTTATATACACTCCCTGTATGATGTCCTCCTGAATCTATCAAGGTACAGTCTATTTTTAAATAATTTTTTTTATCTTTAAAATAGAACTTTTTATTCAAAAATTCATCTAGCATAATCCAAACATCTTCTTTTGCTGGATTACCTGGAAAATCTCTATAAGTTACACTGTAACTTTCATAACCATATCCCCAGCCTGTAACTAATAATTCAAGCCTGTTGTCCTGTACATCTACCCCAGCTGTTAAATATTTTATATTTGGATGGAGTTCTGCTCCATAATCTTCTCTTCTTTCGAAAATTGCTTCATAATCAATTTCTTCTTCCAAATTTTCAACATAAGGGATTCCTAAGTATGTATTTAAAAAAGTTCTGTATCTCATTTCATCATCTTTACTTAGTAAATACTTTTCATAAATTCTTTCCCAACTTTCCCAAGGTGATGCTAAAGCATTCATATGGAAACTTCTGTGTTGCTTCTCTTCTGAGAATTTGGCAATCCATTTTCCATTTAACTGTTTTTCTTTTTTCCATTCTTCTTCTGGAAAGTCTTTGTGACAACAAACACATTCTAAAGTTACTACTTCATTATCTTTCCTTATATTTTCCCATTTTAAAGGTTGATATTTTCCACAAGATGGACAAGGAAGATTCCATTCTTCTTGTGATCCTTGTAAATATAGTTTTTGTATTTTAGAAGTTTTATCACTTGTAGGTGTAGAAACTCTTAAATTTTTTTTATTAAAGAAAGTCAAAGTTCTCATTTCTGCTAGGCTTACAGGATTTCCTTCATCTTTTGCTGATTCAGGGAATCTATCCACTTCATCAAGAAGAGTTATTCTTATAGGTCTACTGGCTAGTCCTGAAGGACTATTGGCACCCACAAATCTTACATATCCTCCTGGAAACATTTTTCCCTGAACTGTTCCTTCCCCTCTTCTATTAGATTTTTTTACCAATTGCTTTAAAATTTTTGTATCTCGAATCATTGGCTCAACTCTTTCTTTACTAAAAGCTTTTGCATCCTCCACTGTTGGCTGTACAAATAAAATAGAACATGGATCAAGATGCATATATCTGCCTAAAATGTTTAATAACATCTCTGTTTTCCCAACTTGTGAAGAGGACATTATAGTTATTGCTTCAGTATAGCTATCTGTTACACAATTAAATATTTCTCTGAGATATGGAGTTCTATCTGTGTTCCATTGTCCTGGCTCTGCTGAACTTTCTTTAGATAAAATCCTGTATGCATCAGCCCATTCATTTATAGTTAAATCTTTTGCGGGTTCTAAAATTTTAAGCATTTTTTTAAATAATTCAATTGTCCTCTGCTCCATCCAACCCCTCCATTTTTAACTCTTTATATCCAGATAGTTCTAATAGTGCCTGATTAATTTCTTTTTTTAAAATATTTTCTATTTCTCTTCTGTTTGTTTTATTTAAGAGATCCATACTTATTTTTGCTGGTAAACAAGTAAGTTTACTTTTAAACCTTGCAAGCATATCAGAAACTAAAAGTATCACATCATCTTCAAGATGATATTTACCTTTTTTTATATCAAGGTTAAATTTCTTAGTTTCTTTTTCTATTTTTTTTAATTCCAACTCTTCATCTTTACCAACTGAATTTTTTAAATATATTTCAACTGCAAGGACAAAATTATATATTCCTGCTTCTATTCTTGCTTCTTTAAAATACCTCCTTACCTTTCTTTCAGAAAATCCAAAGACTTTCATTAATCTTTTTTCAGTTGCTTTAACTGTGCCTTCGCTCATTTTCTGCCCCCCTATACAAATTTCAAAAATTTTTGGCACACTCAAATTTTCTTCCCCAATTGAAAACTTTTGGGCTCGCAAGCGCCTCAATTCTTCTTTTTCTCTTACAGTACCTTAAACCTAGTCTAAGATTACTTCTTTCTTTTCTTTTTCCATTTCTTCTCTCATCTTTTCATACTTCAAGGCTTCCTGTTTTAACTCCACCAGTTCCTTCTCTGTATGTATTGAGTACAGCTGTTTCTCTATATCAAATAAAGCTCCTATTGCAGATACTCTTTTAAGAAAGGCTTCTTCCTTACTTTTAATAACAGGTGATGTATAATCATCTCCAGACAACACTTTGTCTCCTGTTGCTTTATCCAAAGCATAGCTTCTTAAATCTTCTGTGATAGTCTTATAGTCTTTTTTTACTTTCTCTCTTTCCTTTATTTCTTCATCTGCTGCTTCCAGCAGTTCTTTCATTCTCACAAGATCTTTTATCTTTCCTTTTTCCCATTTCTCTCTAGATGCTATGTTCCTAAGAGTTCCATAGTTTATTTTATATTTCAGAGCTAAAGTGATAAGGTCTTCTCCTATTTCATATCTCTTTCGAATTTCTTTTTTTAATTCAGTAGTAGTAGTTTTTTTATTCATATTCTTTCCTTTTGCTCATGTCATTATTTTGTAATAATCAGTGTCACACTTTTTGCATATACATTAATTAAAGAAATTTGTGAAATTTTTATTTAAAAAAATCTAAATATAAATATGATTTTATGCTTATTTATATTCACATTTTCTTTCCCCACTATTAGAAATTAGTGGGGAAAAATTAATTCCAGCAAATGATTAAATTTTTTTAAATTATCATGCCGGATATACTTATCTCTTACTCTATTTATTTCTCTTCCTTTGTGTTTTGAATCATACTTTTCTATTATTTCTATTAAGAAGCTGTAATCAAATATCCAAAACTGTTCCAGGTATTTATATACATTTCTTTCAGTTTTTCTTCCTGTTCTTCTTGCTAATGCACTACTTTTTTTAAAAGCTAGATATTCTCTTTCTAGTATTGGTTTTATATTTTTTTCTATGTATGCAAAGGCTTTCTTAATAAAGTCCTGCTTGATCCTATACTTAAATATCTCTTCCAATATCTGATTATTTTTAATTAAACTTTCCAAAGAATTGTCTATTCCAAATTTTTCCACCATATATTTATAGGCTGATGTTTCAAAAAAATATTCAAGTCTGCTTATTTTAAAATTTAGTTCTTTTTCTCTATCTTTTGAATAAGCTTTAAATCTTACACTTTTACTCAATCTTGTAAAAAAACTTTCATCTATCCTTAATTCTTTTACTATATTAGAATTAGTCAAAGCACTTATTGACTTGGAATATTCATTCTGCTTAAACAGCAGCATAAACACTTCAGAATATTCATTAAAATCTATTGAAACATTCAGATTTATTTCTATATCAGCCACTTTAGCTGAAGAAAAATCTATATAGATATCCTTTTCTTTTAAAATATCTGTAAGTTTTTCAATAGCTTTTTCCAGATCTTCACTTGTTGAATTACAGATATTATCTTCAGTTAATATTTTATTAGGATTAAAGGTTATTCTGTTAAAATAGCTTTCTTCTATTCCTTCTTCTCCTTGGTATAGAGTATATGAATTAACAATAGAAAAAAGTTCATCTGTAATTATTGTCTTTTCTTTCATTACATTTTCTTTATCTTCTATCAATTTTTTAAAGTTTTTTTCAGTATGAAGAGAAAAATTATACAAGGAAATTTTATCTATTCCATACCTGAAAATTTTTTCATGGTTTATCATTTCATTTTCTCTTCCTCCATTTCATAAATTTTGACTGTAAATACTTCTTCTATTTGTGATTTTAGTGTTACTTTTTTATTTTTTATCTCCAGTATTTTCCTATGAATCTTTTTAAAAAAGGTTTCAATATCTTTTGGAGCTATTATTTTAAATGCAAAAATTTTCAGCTCATATTGATAACCATATGGAAGAAATTCAATTCTTTCATCACTTCCTGAAATAATAGCTTTAAGCTGGTTATTTTCTGCTTCTTTTAAAAGCTTTTCAAATTCTTTAAAATCTAATTCTAAAAACATAGCTTCTCCTTAATTTTTATTTTATTATCTCTATCCATTTCCCCTTCTCTCTTTTTTTAATTAAGAATTCATTATTTGGATAAATATTTTTTAAATGATTTAGAGTTTTTTCAAATTCTCTTTTACAAGTACAATTTCTTTTATCTCTTAGCACAAGACAAGGTTCACCATTTTCAATCTTTTTTTCATCTATAACTCTTATCACATATTTCCATACAGGATCTAAATTCATAATTTCTCCTTAAATTGTTTCCAAAAAATAAAAGAGCCAAGACTTCAATCACTCGAAGCCTTGACTCAGAAAGTCCTACCTTAAAATTCAATTGTTATTTTATACTAAATTTATTCTCAGTTCCACACTTGCATCCAACTTTAAATTTTATTCCATTACTAGTTACTCTTACCCCTTTTGTAAATGAAATTTCTTCTCCTGTCTGCTCATATATAACTCTTCCACATTTACAGCAGTTCCTTATTATTTTACTATGTTCAATTTTCATCTAATCACCTCATTGGTCTCTCCTTATTTTTGATATTATCACAAAAAAATTTTAAATTCAAATATTATTTTTCAAGCTGTACCAAATTTGGTACAAAATATTATATAAATTTTATATCAAAATTGATTCATATTATAAATAATAAAAAAAGAACCCATCTACAATGGATTCTAAAATAATGGAAATAACATATTATTTATCTCATAACTATTTATTGTATGACTATTGTTTAACATTTTATAATAATGAGCAAACAACTTAGTATTCAAAAATTTGCAAATGGATTTTGCTCTAGCTAAAGATAATTCTCCATCTTTTTGTTCAATATAAGCCAAATTATTATCTATTGCTATATATGAACTTTTTAAATCTCCTTTTTTGTAAACAGCTGCTTGAATAAATTCTTTACTGCTCAAATCGACATTTTTTCTTAAAATGATATAATTTTTATTAGGAATAATCTTAGTTTTTGTTCTTTCATTATATTTTAATGCAATTACTTTTTTTTCGTTATGATTCCCTATAATATCACAATAATTTATTCTATTTTTAAATATATGGTGAACAATTAATAAAGGAATTTCACCCTCTTTAAAAAAAACATTCTTTTTATCTTCCTCTTTTACCCTAAATAGAACTACTTGCCCAATTTTAAATTCAAGATTCTGTTCATTAAGAGTAGTCCAATTGCTTGGAATTTTATCTAACCAACATAAATCTCTCATTTTTCTTGGAAATAATAAAGCATTTGAAGTTTCTAAAAGTATTTTCTTTGCATCTATTATAAAAGATTTCTCAATATTCATATTGTATGATATTTTTACAGTAGGTACTTTATCTTTGATGAAATGGGAAATACAAACTTCTTGTAAAACTTCATTTCCAAAAATTTTATTTCTTTTTTCAAATAAATGCAAATTAATTAATGAAAAATTATTAAAAATATATCTTCTCAAATTTTCTGTATATTTCCCTCCAAGATAATTTTTAGGTGAAATTAAAATATAAGAACCTGAATTTGTGAGTAACTTTAATGAAAGTGCTATAAATAAATGGTAAATATTAGGCTGCCCTATTATTAAATCTTTAAAATATGAATTTTCCCTTGAATCTTTATTAATTTTTTGGTAAGGTGGATTAGAAATTATCAAATCAAATCTTTTTAAATTTTTTTCCTCTATTTTAAATAATGTATTTTCTTTACTATTCCAATTCTCACCATATAAATTAATAAAGTTATCATTCAAAACTACAAATTCAATATCAATAACATTAACTAATTCTATTTTAGCAAATTCCAAATTAGAAGTTAAAATTTTGCAGAGTTCTTTATCTAATTCAATAGCTTCAATATAAATTTTCCTTATTTTTTTAAAATCATTTATTATCTTTTTTATAACACTTAATATTAAGTTACCAGTTCCTGCGGATGGTTCTAATATCTTTATCTCATTTAAGACATCTGGTAATTTTAAATCTTCTACCATAAATTCTGCTATATTATTTGGAGTAAAAAACTGTGAGAAGTTTTTTCTATAATTTTTATCTTTACTCATTAAATATTTATTCATATTATTGTCAAAATGTTTTTTAATTTTTTTCAACTTCTCCACCTATCTATCTTTATTTATAATAAATATTGTATCAAACTTTTTTTAATTTGTCTATTAGGACAATTTAAAAATTTTTTTCTAATACATCTATTATGGAGTTAGACAGAATTGTTATTGAAAAATTAAAAAGTTCAAAAATATCTTTTATTTCATCGGTTTGCATAACAAAACTACCATGAATTCTATCGTTTCTTAATTTATATAATTCTTCTAATTTTTCTAACTTCCCATTTATATCTAAATTTTCAACCTTTCCAACAGAAGAATAAAATTCTGCTGTAATATACTCTTCTTTCTGCGTATTAGCAATAATGCAATTGAGCTCAAGCAAATGCCTAATATTTTCTAGTTTCTGATTATCTTTGAAAAATTTATCAACATTAAAACTGTCTAAAAATTTTTGGTTCATAAAAAACTGAAATTGACGTATTTTATTTTTTTTTTCACCTATTTTACAATATAAAAAAGCTAAGCTATCAAATTCTTTTGGATAAATCTTCTCTCTTTTCTTCAAATGATTAATGAAGTTAAATATTTTATCATAAATTATTTTTACAAATCTTTCATAATATGAAAAATATGAAAGCATTATTGCTGCAAATTTATCATTTTCATCTAAATCAGTTATTGTCAATTCATAGCTTTTAGTATAAAAAGTATTTAATGCAAGAAATTTTTTCTTTATTTCAATTGTTTCTTTAGAAATAAATTTGATGATATTTTCTTTATCCATTATAACATTCCCTCAACATATTTTAAAACTTCTAAAACCCTTCTATTTCCCTTTACATTAGATATATTTATTTTATCTCTCCATTCAGTATATGATGGAATACTTTGTATAAATTTTAATGTTATTTTATCTTTAGATCGATAGAATAATAACACTAAAATTTCAAATATATGATTTTGAAAAGCATTTGCAAACTTACCATTATTATAAGCCTGAAAAGAATATCCTGTTTCACCTATAAGGTCATATATGTATACTAAAAATTTATCAAATTCTTCTAATACAGAATCTATTTCACTTAAATTAATATAAGTAGATACATCGTCTAATAAATCATATAAATCATAAACCTTTGCTAAAGTTGTTTTATATTCTTCTATTTTATATAAAACATAAAACTGTAAAATAACTTCTAAATCTTTCCTCTCATCTAACTTTTTTCCAGCAAATTCAAAAACATTTTTAAAATTTTTGCTTTTAGTAAATAGATCCATATTAGAATACACTTCTGAATCTCTCAATGCTAAAGTAACATTTCTAATTTCTTGTTTAGATAACCTTGCTCCATATGTATTTAGTCTTCTAAATACTTCATATTCAAATTTACTATTTTTTATATCATTTTCAATGGCATCAATTATTACAACATGAATTGGATATTTTTTTAATCTAAGAATAACTTCTTTTATTTCTTCATGAAGTTCTTCGGGTTTTTTCCCTTCTAATTTAGTTAAAAATTTTCCTTTTTCAAGTTTTGTAAGTTTATTAGCCGAGTTAATTAAATCCTCTGGTAATTTATTGAAAAATTCTAATATTGTTGAAACTCTTTGAAGTCCATCAACAAGTTCCCATACCCCATCTTCTCTTTGATATACAAAAATTGGAGGTAATGGAAAATTTAATATTAATGATTCTATTAAAAATGTTTTTTGCTGTGTGTCCCATCTAAATCCTCTCTGATATATCGGATTTATTTTTAATTCTTCATCTTCAAACATACTCATAATCTCTCTCAAACTCATAACTAAATATTTAGTATTAATATTTTTTATATTTGTTTCTAATTCCTCTTTCAGAGTTATTGGTTCATTTTCTAAACTACCTACCATTTACTTTTTCTCCTCCAAATTATATTTTTTATTACTTTTTTAATCAGATATTGTCTTAAAATTTGTCTCCAAAGTAATTATTTTTTTATCTCATATCCTCCAAATGTTTTTGAAGTCGCTAATTGTTCTCCATTTATATCTTGAAATATGATAATAACTTGAGTAGTTTCTTTAGCTTTGCCTAAATTGACATATAAGTCTCTTATGGTATCTCCAAATAATTTTGCAAATCTTTCTTTTTCAAAGGTTTCTAAATAATACCAATCATCAACTATAGTAATACGAACTATGCTCATTTCTTCATTTCCTTTTTCTTTAACTATTTTTAAAATTGCTCCTTCACTTGCTGTTTGTATTTCTTTTAACGCTGAATCAATTTCTCCTTCTATTTTTACCATAACTTTTTCTTTGTTTGGATATGGAAAAGGTTCTATTTTTAAATTTGCATTATATCCTTTTAAATTATTTTCTACAGCTAAATTTCCCTTTAATTTTTCTCCAAATTCACCATATATCTTTTTTACTATTTCAGGTTGAGGATTTTCTTCTGAATTAAATCTAAACATACTAACTCCACCTATATATCCTATCTCCCAATCTTCTGGAATTATAAATTCTTTTTTCCCTTTTCCAGAATTAATTACAATATCTTCTGTTATCATTTTTATTCCATCAACATTAGAAAAAAGGCTGGTTTCAAATATAGCACCATCAGGAGTATTAGCATCAAGTGATATTATTACTTTGTTATCGATTATTTCACTGCTAATTTGAGCAACTAAAGTTTCAGATATTTTCTCTTTTTTTTCACCCCCACCACAACCTAATAAAATAAATATCAAAGTTAATAAAGTTATTAATTTTTTCATAAAATCCTCCACCTTTTTTTATTTTTCCTTTAATAATGAGATTTAAAATTTTTTACAGTTATTTTTCTATTTGCTCAAAAATCCCAATATATATACCAACTGTTTTAAAATCATCACTTTCTTTTATCTCAATATCTTTATAGCATTTATTATCACTTTTTAATAATAAATTTCCATTTTCTTTAAAACTAACTCTTTTTAAAAAAATTTCTCCATTTATTAAGAAGGCTCCTATTTTATTTTCAGCAACATAGTCAGCTCTTCTTATAAATACAACAGAACCATCTGGTATATTATCTTCCATAGAGTCTCCATATACTGTGATGGCAAAAATATCACCACAAAATTCTTTTACAGATGGCACTGTTATAAAATCTTCTATTTCATCAATACATGCTCCATACCCTGCACTTATTCTTTTATATAAAGGAATTTTTTTATATTTTATATATAAATTTGACCGTAATTTTGTATTTTGTTTTTTATAGTCCATATACTCGCTTCCCTGAATTTTTTGTTAGCCTTCTTTTACAAATGATCCTATACATTTTCCAACTATAATAAAATCATCACTTTCTTTTATTTCTATATCTCTATATTCTCTGTTATCACTTCTAAGAAATATTCCATGTTCATCTTCAAAATATCTTTTTAAATAAGCTTGATTATTGACTATAAAAGCTCCTATTTTTTTATTTTGAATTTCTGATTCTTTTTTTATAAATACTATTGATTTATCTTCTATAGTATTTTCCATAGAGTCTCCATGTACCTGAACAGCAAAAATATCCCCTGAAAAAGTTCCTTGATAATTTGGAAGTGAAATATAATCTATTACCTCACTTTCATTAGCTCCATATCCTGCACTAATATTTTCAAATACTGGCACTCTTTTAAAATTAAAAGCAATTTCTGCATTTGGAACTATTTTTTCATCATCATCCAAATACCCAACTATTTTATACAATTCTCTATAATCTATTCTAAGACCTTTAGCTAATTGCTTTAATAAAAAAGGACTTATTTTTTGAGTAACCCCATTTTCTAATTTAGATATTAATGAATTAGTTATATCTATTTTGGTAGCTAATTGATTCAAGCCTAATCCTAGTTCTTCTCTTTTTTCTCTAATAAATTTTCCAAGCTCAATTCTTCTTTTTTCCTCAACAGCATATTTATCTATTTTTTCCATAACACTCCCCCCTCTTTAATATTATATCTGTTTTTTCTCATTTGTGAACATTTCTAAAAAAAAACTATTGACAAATGAGTTTACATGTTTTATAATCTCAAATGAGAACAATATGAAAAAGGAGGTTACTTTATGAGTTTAACAGATATAAAAATAATGGCTTTAAAGAAAAACTTAACTATGACTGAGCTTGCTAAAATGCTTTCTCTCAATAGGAGGACCATGTATTTAAAAATAAAAAAACAAGATAAAGAAGTTATTTTAGCTATTAAAAATTTTTTATCTTAATCATTCTCATTCGCAAATAGGAATTGCTTTATATTTTATTTTAACATAATTTTTAATACTTATATTTTTAGAAAAGGGGGAACTAAATGATAAACACTAAAATAAAAAATTTGATTGGAAATGAATGTGATCCAAGATTATTGAAATTGGTAATAAAAAGTTTTCTAAAATTAATATATAAAAAAGTTCTTAAAAAAGATGAAATAACAAAAGAAAAAGTAATTGACATGATTAACTACTTTGAAAAAGATACAGATTATGAATATAAAAAATATATTATTTAAGAGGTGAATTTATGAAAAATTGTAGTGGAATTTCTTCCGATTTAGAAAGAAGTATGAATATGACAAGTAGAATAATGACCTTTGAAGAATGTCTGAGAAATGCTGAAGTTATAGATTCATTAGATGATAAAAGAAGAGTTAAAATGTTTAATCTTCTTACTTGGAACAATGATATGCTTAGTAATTTTATAGATAGATTAGATAAAATTACATTTAAAGAAGAAATGGAAATATTAATACATGAAGCTAAAGAATTGCAAAGAAACATGAAAAATTTTGCTGAAAAATTTAAAAAGAGTATAGAAGTAGTGAAAAGAGATGAACTTCAATATGAACAAATGGATGATAGTCTAAGAAATTATTTAGTTTCATTTGCTATAAGGTGCAGGGAACAATTGAAACAAGAAAATTCTGAAATAGAAGCAAAGATGATTCTTGAAAATTTAAAAAAGAGAAAAGAAATAAATGATTAGATGCCCAGATTGTGGAATAAAACTTTCTCCTTACTGCACTAAAACAACTAAAGAAAAAATAAAAAGAAGATTTTATAAATGTCCCATTTGTTCTAAAAGCTTTATTACAAGAGTTACAGAAATTGAAAAGTTTGAAACAGAGAATAAAAAAAAGGCAGACCACAAGATCCACCTACCTTCGACAAGTAGAGTATACCATGGTCTCCTTAAATTTTCAAATAATTTTTAAGGAGGTTTTTTATTTATGAGACAAATATATCTTGAACATATAAATTTATTTATGCTTTCAGTTATTGTTGGTGGTATAACCCATATTTTTATTGGAACTGATGAAGAAGTAAAAAAACAGATAGCAGCTTTAAAAATATAAGAAGAGAGGTCAAATATGAGTTATTTTGATAAAAGTATTTTAAAAAAGAAAGTAAAAAATAATTATACAAGAATTTCAAATGACTTCTTACAAGATGATTCTATTTCTTTTGAAGCTAGAGGTTTGGGAGCTTCTCTTCTTTCAAGACCTGAAGATTGGGAAATAAATATATCAGCTTTGATGGTAGAAGGAAGTATTGGAAGAGATAAAGTTAATAAAATTATCCAGGAGTTGATTAAGGCTGGATATATGTATAAATCTCAGAGTAGAACTTCTGGAAAATTTTCAAAAAATATTTTATTTATATCTGATGAAAAAGATTATCTTTTTGAAGAAGTTATAGAAAAAGAGATAAGTTCACCGTTGACTGAAAAAATCGCAACGGTAAAATCAGTAACTGATGAACCGTTAACGGCAAATCCTGAACAACAAACTAAAGACTATACAAATACTAATAAAACAAATACTACTACTACTAAAAAAGAAAAAAGTAGTAGTAGCATATATGAATTTTTAATAATAAAAGAATATCCTCTTTTAAATGCAGCAACTATAAGCAATATAAAAAGATTTATTCCTAATCTTACTGAGGATGAATTTAAGAAAATCTATTCGCTTACAGAAAGAGAAGTCACTTTGGGAAAAGGAAAAGATTTTAATGCTATTCTTTACAAAGCTTTGAAAAATGAATGGTCCTTTACAGATGAAAAGAAAAAAGATGTTCCCAGCATAAATGTGGAAAATAAAATAAAAAGTGAGTTTGAACAATATTCTTCCATGATTTCAGCTTGTGGCAATTTTACATTTGCATTTGAAGAGTTCAAAAAATCTATTTCTAAATATGATGAAGATCTGGTAAATAGCTATATAGAAAAATTTAAAAAATTGGAGTGAAAATAATATGGGAATTTTAAAAATTAAAATGCCTTTAGAGTGGTGGGCTAAAATTAATAAAAAATGTAAAGAATTAAACATTGATCCTGAAAAATACAAAGAAGTCAAAAATTATGGGAAATTATATTTTGATTTACAAAGACATCAAAATAATAAAAAATTCCCTATTCCTGAACCACAAAATTACCATGAAATAAAATAGGAGGTTGTACATGGGAAAAATGATAGCATTTAAAAATAATAAAGGTGGAGTTGGTAAAAGTTGGATAACTCTTCAAGTTGGACATGCCCTTGTTACTTTATTCAGATATAAAGTGTTAATAATAACATCGGATACTCAAAATAATATTTTGCTTTTTGCTGGAATAGATATTGAACCAGGAGCAGGCTTAGAAAGTTGGGTAGCAAATGGAAATGGTGATTTAATAAGATTAAGAGAAAATCTTTACTATATCCCTCTTTCTATAGGGGCAGAAACATCTAAAAAATTTAAATCAAACTTAAAACAAACTATATCAAATTTAAAGCAGGAATATGATTTTATACTTTTGGATCCTAACCCTACATTGAGATTAGATAAAGAGTTCATTGATGAAGCTGATTATTTTATTATACCTACTTTTTTAGATCAAGTTACATCTCAATCTATGCTTAATATCATAAATGATATAGATAAAAGAAAAATAAAAGCCGTTATTCCAAATAAATATACTAATACAAAAAAAGAAAGAGAATACTATAGCAGCTTGAAAGAAATATTTGATAATTTTGATATCTATTTGAGTATTCCAATTTCTCAAAGTGCTGAAATAGGTAGATTGATAGACAAAGGGAAAACTATATGGGATGTAAATAATCAAAATGTAGCACAATTCAAAAAAATAATAAAAGATGTTTTGGATGTGATAGTGTGAAAGAGAATATTTTAAATAAACTTGAAGGAGCTTTAGAGAAGCAAGAATATAAAAGTAATTTTGATTTCGAAAAATTCGAAATTAGAGAAAAAAGTGTAATTGACTTAGTTATTCAAAAAGAAAAATTAATATCTAGAAAATTAGATAGATACAATGAAAATCTTTTTGATATATGTGAAGCTATTTATGAAATTTCAATAGCTTTAAAAGCTACAAATAGTTTTATGGATTGGTATCAAACATGTGGACTTAATAAAGATATTATATCTATGTTTTTAAAAAGGCATTCCTTATATCAAGAATTTCCAAAACATAAAAATTTTATCTCTTTATTGCCTGATTCTGCTGTAAAAGCTCTTACTAATAAAGATGTAACTTATGATGACAGGCTTATGATAGTAGATAAAGGAATGTCAAATACTCAAAATATCAAAGAACTTTTACAACCTTGTATTGAAGAAACAAAAAAAGAATTTAAAGAAGAAAAAATAATCATTAACAATAAAGAAATTTTAAAAATAAAAAAAAGAGTAAGTAAAATAGAAGATCCAAAAGAATTAAAATCTTTGGTTGATAAAATTTCTATGTACAAAAAAGAAATAAAAGAAATAGAGCAATTATTGAAAGATAAAGAAAAAGAATTTGAAAATAAGGATAATCTTCAAATTGATTACATTCACAATGAAAATAAGGAGTAAATTATGAAACCTAAAAAATATGGAAATACATTTCATTCTTATATTGGAATTCAGTTGAGTTTTTTTGAATGGATTAAGAGGTGGTTTAAATGAAAGCTTCTGAAACAATAAAAAAAATACCTTATAATATTGAAGCTGAAAAAGCAGTTGTTGGTGGTATTTTTCTTAAACAAAATACATTAAATGATTTAGCTGAATTTTTATCTCATAATGATTTTTATGATAATCAGCTTGGAAATATATATCTTGCAGCCTTAGAACTTTATAATGAAAATAAAACAATAGACCCTATATTAATTTTAGAAAAAAACAAAAATATAAAAGAAAATCTTTTCTATGATGTAATAGAATCAGTTCCCACTGCTGCAAATATTCTTGAGTATGCTCATATTGTTAAAGACAAAGCTAAATTAAGAAATTTACAAGATTCTGCTACAAAAATTGTAGAAATGACATCAACTGAAGAAGAAACAACTGAGGACATAATAGACAGATCCGAAGCTCTCATTTTCAAAATAGCTGAAAATAATAATACTAGAAATGTTATTTCTATAAAAGATATGATGAATACTGAATTTCAAAGACTTCAAAATGTTTATGACAATAAAGGTATTACTACTGGAATTTCATCTGGATTTAGTGATTTTGATCAAATGACAAATGGTTTTAATCCTTCAGACCTTGTTATCCTTGCTGCTAGACCTGCAATGGGAAAAACAGCTTTTGCTTTAAATCTAGCTTTAAATGCTGCTAAAATCAATAAATCTGTTCTTATTTTTAGTTTAGAAATGTCAAGTTCTCAGCTGCTTCAAAGGTTTATTGCAATAGAAGCAGGTATAGGATTACAAAAAATTAGGACAGGCTTTCTTAATGAAAATGATTGGGGAAGAATGGGCTTAGCAAGTGAAACATTAATGAAAACACAATTAAATATTGCAGATCTTCCAAATGCTACTGTTTTAGAAATAAGAGCTGTAGCTAGAAGAATGAAAGCAGCTGGAAAATTAGATATTATAATTATTGACTATTTACAATTAATAAAAAATAGTAATGGAAAAAGTGAAAATAGACAGCAAGAAATATCAGATATTTCAAGATCACTAAAGGGAATTGCCAGAGAATTAGATGTTCCTATAATAGCACTCTCTCAACTATCAAGGGCTCCAGAACAAAGAGCAGATAGAAGACCTGTTCTTTCAGATTTAAGAGAATCTGGAGCAATAGAGCAAGATGCTGACATGGTAGCTTTTTTATACAGAGATGATTACTATAATGAAGAATCTGAAGCTAAAGGGATAACAGAAATAATTATAGGTAAACAAAGAAACGGACCTGTAGGAACTGTAAAGTTAAGATTTTTTCATGAATTAACAAAATTTGCTAATTATACAAATAAAGTTTATTAATAATAAAGGAGAAAACAATGATAATAAATATAGAAAAAGCTAAAGAATATGAAATAACTCCACAAGATTTAGCAGTCTATTATTGCCTTATCCAAAATGAAGGGAAGATTTCTAATAAAGAATTAAGATGTGTATTAGGTCCTAGTTATAGAATAAGCGATATAGCCAGTATATGCTCTAAACTAGAAGATAGGAAGCTTATAAAAAGATATCTTAGCAAAACAAATAAAGTACAATATGAAATTTTAATAAATAATATTAACATTGCGGAGGTAAAAAATGACTAATACAGACAATACAAAACAAAGAATCTCTCTAGCTGTTACTCAAATAAAAATTCTTGCCAATGAGCTATTAAATAAAAAAAATGCAAACACTTCAAGCTAAAATAGCAGTCAAATATTCAAGAGTTTCAACAAATAAACAAGATTTAAGAGGGTCAAAGGATGGCCAAGAAGCTGAAATAGATAAATTTGCTATTGCAAATAATTTCACCATTATTTCTTCTTTCACTGACACAGACCATGGAGACATAGCCAAAAGAAAAGGTTTATCTTCTATGAAAGAATACTTGAGATTAAATCAAGCTGTTAAATATGTATTAGTTTACCACAGTGATAGATTTACTAGAAGTTTTCAAGATGGAATGAGAGATTTATTTTTCCTTGAAGATTTAGGAATTAAATTAATTTCTGTCTTAGAAGGAGAAATTGTGGCAGATGGTACTTTTAATTCTTTACCCTCTTTAGTCAGACTTATAGGTGCGCAAGAAGACAAAGCAAAAATCATAAAAAAAACAACAGATGCTTCCTATAAATATGCCAAAACAAACCGTTATCTTGGTGGAAATATCCTCCCTTGGTTTAAATTAGAGTCTGGCTATGTGTATGGCAAGAAATGCAAAGTTATTGTTAAAAATGAAGCTACTTGGGAATATTACAGAGGTTTTTTCTTAGCAATGATAAAATATAAAAATATCCTAAGAGCTGCTAAAGAGTATAATCTCAATAGTTTTACAGTTGCTGAATGGCTAACTAAGCCAGAATTAATAGGATATAGAACTTATGGAAAAAAAGGAAAAATAGATCAATATCATAATAAAGGAAGGAGAAAAAATTATCAAACTACAGAAGAAAAGATATTTCCAGCAATTTTAACAGAAGAAGAATTTCTTGTATTGAATGAAATGAGAAAGTATAATAGAGCCAAATATAATAAAGATATTTATACATATCTTTATTCAAATCTTTCTTATCATTCATGTGGTGGTAAACTCGAAGGAGAAAGAATAAAGAAAAAAGACTCTTTTGTTTATTACTATAAGTGTAATTGTTGCAAAAAAAGATTCAATCAAAAGAAAATAGAAACAGCTATCGCTGAAAACATTTTAAATAATCCAGGGTTACAAATAATTAATGATATAAATTTTAGGTTAGCAGATATTTATGATGAAATAAAAAACATAAATAATATGATTGAAGAAGAAAATTCTTCTGAAAAAAGAATTCTTTCACTTGTTAGTAAAAATGTTGTTGGAGTTGAAGCTGCTGAGGAAGAACTTTTAAAAATAAAAAAACAAAAAAATTTCTTAAAAAAACTTTTAGAAGAAAAAATAAAACTGATTGAAGAAGAAAATAAAAAGGAAATTACTGAAGATCATATTTCTTTATTAAAAAACTTATTGGAATATTCTCAGGAAGATGATGATGATTTTAGAGGAAAGCTAAAAGAAATAATTAATTTGATTGTAAGGAAAATTGAAGTTTCTTCTTTAGATAAAATAAATATAATATTTTAA